CCAGAGATGCTCGTCGTCCCATACAGCCTTGCCATTCACGATAGGAACGAAGTCAAATGCGCAACGCCAGTTGTGGTAGCTGTCCCCACCCCTCACCTTGGTAACGACCTTGCCCGGAGCTGTGCGGCCTTGAGCGTAGAGTGCGTTCTGGGACTCGTCGTCCCGGTATGTGGACGTGAAGATGATATCGATGCCCGCGGCGTCACACGCGTCCCGGAACGCCACTGCCTTCTGCGCGGTGTCGCGATCCAGATCCCCGAGAGAGCGCGAGTTAATCACGGCTGCACCTTGGGCTGGGCAACCAGCCGCCCAGCGATGCCAAACACCAGCAGACCCATGGTGATCCAGTACACCGCGTGTGGGGGCACTGTGGCCTTCATGTCCTCGGGTAGCACCACCCATGCCCCTTGGAGGGCTGTGGCTACCGCCATGGACTGTACAGACAGCATGCGGTACGCTTTACGCCAGTTGGCAATGAGTTTCATAGTTTGTCCGCCTTTCCATCAAGTTTAGCTTCGATGCGATCCAGCTTGGCGAAGATCGCCCCGCCCAGTTTGTCCATGTCGTCCCGCTTGACATAGGTGCCAGCAACGAGAACTTCGATCGACTGCACCTTAGTAGCCAGCTCGGCGTCAGCCTTTTGCAGCCGGGCCATGCTTTCCCGCAGCCCTTGGACTATCAGCCCCAGAAGAAAACTAATAACGCCGAGTGCGACGTTGAACAGAGTTTGGAAATTTGGGGTATCCATCAGCAGTGTGCTCCTGTGGGGTCGAGTTCAGAAAGCAGGTCGCACAGCACGACCGCAGTAAATTGTTTGAATCCGGTTTCCTTCACCCGGTACACGGCGAGCCGCTGGCTGATCGTGTGTGCGCCTTCAGGAGGCCAGCCGAACAACAGAAATACGGTGTAGTTTCCAACCACGTCCAGCAGCACAAAGAACAACACGGGCAGGATGAACACCGCCTTGTTGAACGGTGACAGCTTGCCGTCAACCCAGAGCCTGTACACGCTTATGCACATGGCGAAGGCGTACCAGCACAGCAAGGCGAAGGCGATGGGGTAGAGGATGGTCACAGCGATGCCCCCAGCGCCCACAGGGCATCGAGCTGCTCACCAGTCTGGCCCAGGGCCGTGCCCATAGCCTCAACCTGCGGATTCAGGCGCTCGAAAGCAGTGCTGAACTCGTACCAGTCTTTCAGGTCTTGATCTCCAGCAGCTACGGCAGCTTCGACAGCATTACGCAGTCCTACACGGGTCAGGGCTTGGCGGATTTGGCGCGGGCTGATTGGGGCGATGGTTGGAGGTGGAGCTGCCGGGCGCAGGGCTTCGGCCTCTTCCTCGGTAATCTGTACACAGCCTACTGGAAGCAGGTATGCATACTCAGGCGCGATAAAGTGTAGGGAGTTGTCAGGGGCTTTGTAGTTCATGATTACTCCTTAACGTGTTTCATTCCACGCAACCAAACCAGCAGTTGCGGCCACAGAATACGAGGCTCCCTGAGGAACAATAAATGTGCTTGTGTAAGGAGAACCAGGAGTAGAAACCCCGCCAACGGTTACCGTAATAGTTGCCGTAGTTGACGCCACTTCAACAATAATTGGCTTCCCTGTAGTGTTGTAGTAAGTAGTTGAAAGTGAGCGAGAACCATTCAGGTTTTGGCGGGTTTGCCCATACCCCAGCGACGACATTGAAGCCAGAGCCTGCCCACCAGTACCCTGCACCAGAGCAAGAGAACCCCACCCGGTAGCAGTGGTAAACGTAGCATCGACAAACCCAACCACCCGATAGGCCACGCCCGTGCGTACATTCGCTGCCTTGATGTGAGTCCCAAGCGTTGCCGCTGTTGCAGTGGTAATCACTCCTGTTTCGTCCAGAGACACACCACCCACCAAAGCGGAGGCTGCGAGTTCAATCGTGCCTGCGTTGTTAATGGCGAGAATGGTGATCCGCTGATTACCTGCTGCGGTAACGAGGCCGAAGCCGTCTGTTGCTGCGATAACCAAAGCAGCGGGGGTGCCTTCGACAAAGGAAACCGCGCCGTTGGTCAGTGTGGTGTTGCGGAACTCCAGAGATAGCGCAGATGGTGTGATGGTGATTGCGTTGGATGCAATCGCCGCCGTGATGGGCTGGAGTTGGCGAACTTCTGAGACTGGCGAGGTAAGTCCTGTCAGGCTGGTAATGTCAGCGTTTGCGCCAGATGCTGCGTAGCTGCCTGCGGCCTGATAGCTCCCTGCCACTTGTGCCCCCAGTGTCACGCGCGCTGCAGTCGCGTCCGTGTCGTTCAGCAGGGTTTCAATGAACGGCGTGACTGTCAAGGCCCCAGGCGTTACTTCTGAAACCAGATCAAACCCATCCGCTGCAGAGTTGATCCGCAGAAACATGCTGGATACGGGGTCGGGCAGTTGACCATCGAACCCAGTTACACCAGCCGGGACTGTCACCGCGCGCCCGATCTGTTCATCCACCTGCTGGATCATCAGGACCGCAGAGTCAAAATCATTGTCCAGCGTTTCGGCTGGCATTTCGCCCTGGTCCTGGTAGTCGGTCGTGCGGACAAGTGCCATGTTCCGGCGGCGCACCACGCTTGCAAGGTTGGCCGGGGCTGCGGTCATGGTGACATTTCCACCCGCTTCATTCCCCACGCCGGAAACCGTGTAGTCCACATTGAGGGTCTTCACAACCCCATCCACTGTGACCTCGATGTCAGCTTCTGAAATGATCTTGAAGCCGTAGGGAAAAACGGTAGTAACCCCGTTCCCGGTGCTTCGATTGATGGGGGTCTGGGATGAAACGGTCACTGGGATACCTCGCGCGTTTGAGCGCTGGTCTCACAGTTCAAGCTCAACGTTAAACTGCCCAGCGCCTGGACGCCAATCGTCCACCTGTTCGCTGGTCGAATTCCTGACCACTCGCCCTATGCGTACCGGGGTGTCTGCAATCGCTCCTGCCGCGCTGTCAACGTAGTCGTCGGGCTGGTCTTTGATGGCTGGATTGAATGCCTGCATTTCCGTATAGGCTGGGCCATCCAGAACGCTGGTGTGTGCCCACAGAAACCCGCTGGATAGTGGCGGTTCAAACGCATCAAGGATGCGCTTCTGCTTGTTGGTGGTTACATGATCTTCACGCACCGCAATGCCGTGGCGCTTCAAGTGCTTGCGAGCAATGGCTGGAACAAAACCACCTGGCCCGTTGGTTTCGATCACCACCTGCGGGATTTTCAGGGGCTTGAGAATGTCTATCAATTGCTTGATCTGCCCGCCTATCAGGGTGGTGTCATCGTCTGCGAATTCCTCAAGGTTTCCGGTAAGCGCAACCGCCCGGTGCCAGTACAGCCGCCCCATGCTGTCGGTGAACACCACGGCCACCGCGCTGGCATCGCTCTTGACTTTGCCCAGGGAGCAGTCCCACCGCACCTTTGCGCCCACCAGCCGCACATTGCCCAACATCAGCACCGTTTCACCATTCGCAATTCTGGACGTAGGCTCTACCTCGTAGGGAATCATGCGCTCGGGGTCCAGTCGTACATCGTGGATGGGCTTGCTGTGCAGTTGGTATTGCGAATCCCATTCGTTCACCGTTCGGGTTTTCTTGCGCCGCTTGGTCATGTCCTCGGGGGTGAAGCGTTCCGGCCAGGAGCAACCCGCATAGAAGTCCACCAGTCCGGTGATTTCTCCCAACAGTTCCACGCCATCACTGGTCAGCTTGTAATCGGTTCCTGGTTCCAGTAGTCGCGTGGTCTTGCCGATGCCAGCAAAAACCATTTCCGGCACGAACGGCACCAGATAACGGCCAGCCGCCGCAGACTCCACCCGCATTTCTTGGGCAAACATCTTGATCGTCAGGCAGTCCGCACCCTGCGCTTCCACCTCGTCATACAGGCTGTCGTGCGTGTGGGGTGTTCCAATGTAGAGAGTGCGGCCACCGGGCACCAGAATAAATGTCTGCTCACTCAACCGATACCGAAGTTTCTCGCGCGCCTCTGGCGTGGCAATGTTGCGCGGAACCTCTACGTCATCGTTCTGCACTTCGTCCGCGCGTGAACTGGTGATGTTGGTCAGGATTCCGCTGGCCTGCATGGATGGGTTGCGCTCGTCCTCATTACCCGGAACCCACCAGAATGCCGTTTCGCCGCGTGTGTCTACCATGTGCGCAGTCAGCGGGTGGCGCAGAAGAACCGCCTTGGTGTCGCGGCTGGTTTTGTAGGCGGTCTTGTCCTGGTCGCCCTGGTGAAGAATGCGCAGCGTCGGGTCGCGGTAGTACCTCCATGCGTTGTAGATAGCCAAAATGGTGGACTTTCCGAAACCCCGAAAGCAACGCAGAAGCGCCAGGTCGCCACAGTGTTCCAGCCAATGGCAGGCCCGAACGTGAACGTCAGGCACCACCCACCGCTGGCGCTCTGCCCATATCAGGAAGAACACCAAGAAGGTGACTTTAGGCTTTGCCACGTGCAGCAGCCTTTGCGCCCTTCATTACCCGCTCCAGCATCTTGGCCGCTTCTTTTTCCTTAGCCCTGATCTGCGCATCCAGTTCGTCATCGTTCTTGTTGCGGTCATTGCCCACCGTCTTGACATCGGACAGAAGGGACGCCGTGCGCTCCAGCAGGGAGAAACTGGCCGCCGCGTTCTTCTTGCACCAGTAGCGGTCCCCGCGTTCCTGTTGCGTCAGTGCGGCCAATGGCGTATTGGCTCCCGGCCACTCTGCGGGGTCGGCCTCTTCCAGCACCACTTCGGCCAGCTTTTCTGATAGCTCTTTGAGTCTTTCGATCTGGTCAGGTCGCATCATTTACCTCCAATCGCTGAAACATCCGGCGCGCGGTCGGGCATGGTCTCACCCGGTGCCCACCAGTAATCCTGTTCCCAGTCCTTCTGTGCCTTGGACTTCTGCCGGTCCAGATAGCCGGGGCTCAGGTTCTCCTGAATCGAGTGCAGTAGCAGGTGGTCAAGTGCGGCCTTGGAATACCACAAGTTCGTGAACGGTGTATGCCCCTTGGCAAAGCGCAAAGCCTCCGCGCCCGCGTGCGTGTCCTTGCCTGCCATGGCCTCGTCGTAGTTGCCCTTGGTCAGTTCCCAGATGTCGGCTGCACTGCCAAACGATGGCCCCAGCGTCAATCGACCCAGCGAATCCAGGGGGCTGCGGTCCTGCGTGGTGTCGCCCAGCACGATGTCACCCAGGAACCCAGCCCCACCCCCTTGCGCGAAGGCCCGCGTCCAGAACTTCGGTGTGGTCATATCGATGGGGTCTTTGCCCTGCACTACCTGCTTAGTCTGGAATGCAATGGCCCCCAATGCCGTGCCGGTGATGGCAAGTGCAGCGGCATAGGCGGCTTTGTTCGCCAGCGCCGGGGAACCATCCAGGGAGGGCTGACTCTCCAGAATGCGCCGCCAATGCCTGGAAATCATCGCAATGGGGAAGGACTTGAATTGCATGGTGGCCCGAGCCAACTCACCCACTCCCGTGCCCGCCTGCTGGCCGCCCCATGTCTGAATCGCGCGGGTCGCCACATCGGGATTCATGACCGCATATTCGCTCTCGTCGGTGATGAATCCGAGAACTTTGGCGATCACCTGATTGGATTCCGGGTGGCCACTGGCCGCGATGGATTCCGGCGTGAGCATCTTCATGCCCCGGTAGTCGGTCAGGTCGGCCTGATTGACCACCTTCCAGTCGGCCTCGGTGATTCCCTTGCGCCCCAGGTGCGCCCGGTCGAACTCGGTCAGCTTGCCCCATTCCGTTTTGGACAGATTCCCCAGTCCTGACATCATGGTCATGGAGAAGCTCCGGCGCACGGTGTCAGTCCATGCATTCATCAGGGACAGCTTCATGGTGCTGTTGGCAAGGCGTCCGCTCCAGTTGTTTGCGATGTTCTCGCCCTGCCATCGGTTCAAGTCGGAAATCATGGATTCCGCAATCATCCCATGGGCGTTCGCAAATTCCTTGGCCTCCTTGCCGCCTGCGGTCATGGTGTTTTTGAGCAGTTCCCAGTACGACAACTTGTTGTAGCCGGTGGTCACCATCATGGTTGACAGGTCGGTGATGCTGGAAATAACCGCGCCAGCCAGCTTGCCGAAGGTCTGAATATTGCGAATGTGCATTCCAACTTCTGCAAGCCGAGCGCTGTCTGCCGCCCCGGTGTTGCCGCTGATGATGTCCCAGTACGCCTGCGGCTTGTTGCCGAAAGTGCGTTCCAGTTTCCCATCGGCCCGCTCTGCCAGGTCAAGCTGCAGCCGGAACTGGTTATTGGGGTTCGGCCCCATGCGCTCCACCAACCCGATATTCCGCGCCATTCCACCGATATGCCCGATCATGGCGTCATACATCGACCCCATGCCATACTGGGCGT